GTGGTCGCACCGACACGCTGGTCGGTGTGGTGAGCACGACGGGCCAATCGCCGCCGCTGGATGGTGGATCGATGAGTGCAGGGATGCGGGCGGTCACGTCGAACGCGACAGCGCCCGCTGCGATGGAGCGGGCTTGGTTGCGGTTGGGTAGGAGTGCGAACTCCTCGCCGACCCAGGCCAGCGAGTCAGCCGTCCCGCTGAGGGAGCGATTGCGCAGCAGGGACGAGCGGATACACGCGCACCAGACGCGGATGCGGGCCTGGGTGTCGGCGTGGTCCCGGCCGCGGTCGTAGACCCCGACGACGAGTCGCCACGTGCCGGCCCAGGAGTTCTCGGACACCGAGAAGCTGGGAGACTGCGTCAGGCCAGACGACGTGATGGCGATCGCGGGGAAGCGGGCCGTCGACAGCGCCTCGATGGTGGGGAGTTGCTGCCACGTCGCAATGTCGCCGTAGTCGCCGTCCACGCGTTCGGTCACGAACGGGTGGGAGAGGATTCTAGGGAGGTCGCTCCGCAGGACCGACTCTGCGGCGACGCACAGTTCGTCAGCCGAGAAGATCACCGCCGGGCCCCCTCAGTGATGTAGGCGGTCAGCGCTTCGGTGAGGTCGGCCACGAACCCGTGATCCGGCTCAGGGGCAGGGTCGCGCTTCGGCATCCCACGTGCCCCTTCCTTCAGGAACTTGGCGTAGAAGGCAGATCCGGACGAGGCGACAACGGCGGTTCCGCTCACCTTCGGGTCGCGAAGGTTCTTCAGCAGGTTGCCGGTGTCGATGAGGATGCGGCGCGACCCCTTCGCCTTGGTGGTCGCGGGGTCGAGGGAGGCCCATTCGCCGCGGTTGCCGGTCTCGTAGGTCTCCTCGATGTGGTCGATCAGCGCGTCGCGCATGACCTGTCCGACCCCGGAGCGCATGTCGAGGCGATCGCGGACTTCGGCCAGGAGCTTCTCGGCGTCCTTACCGTCGATCAGGACCTCGACAAGCATCAGGAGTCGTCGTTCTTGGGCTTGCGGGTGCGGGTCTTCGCGGCCGCGCCAGCCGCGACAAGTCGCTGCACGTCGGCAATGTCAGCGTTGGCCGGGAGGCGGTCGCCGGGGGTGATATGGGCGACGCCAGCGGGAGTGCGGACGTAGGCGAGAGTGGTGGCGATGTAGGTCATTGCTTTGCCTTCCTCCTCAGTCCAGCAATCCAGTGCCGCCGAGCTCGAAAATCGGCTCGCCAGCAATATCGGCGCCGCACGAACACCACGACGCGCCGAATGCCAGGTTGCACCAAGGCAGGTGATTGCCCTGCCGCGATGGGTTGCCGATCCGCACGGAGAACGCGCCCCTGAGTGCCATCTCGATCTGCGTGCGGATTGCGTCATACCGCTGGCGCAGGAAGTAGCCCCGACCCGGCTCACCGGGTGCCTGCTGTTCGGGATATTCCGCGTACTCGATCTCCGAGGCGATCCTGTACTCCACAGCTGTGACGATCAGCGCCCGCAGGGCATCGGACACAGTCTTGGCGCCCACCAGGTGCAGCAGGTCGGTGGAAGCGAGGCGGATGAACCCCTCGAAGACTGCCGGGCGAGAGTCGAGGATGTCGGACTGGCGCGCAACCAACAGCGCCCGAACGTTCTCCACGTCAACCGCAGCGGCAATCTCCTCGGGGGTCATCCATCACTCCTTTGCTTCGCCAGCGGGATTCTTCGCGGCCCGCTTCCGTCGCGCGGGAGTCGGCTTCGACGCCTCAGCCTCGACATCGGCCTCGACGGGGCGATACCCGACTACGCGGGCAGCCTCATCGTTCACCTCGACCACGACGCCACGTGGGGTCACGTACTGACCCATCAGGGCGATACGACGGCCGCAAAGGCGTCGAGGTCGAAGATCGCCACGTAGATGACGCCCTCTGCGCGATAGGCGACCTCGTTGGTGTTCTTCAGGTCGCCGCCGCCGTCCGGGTCACCGAACTCGATAACCTCGACGGGGATGCGACGCTGGAAGCCCCACTGCACCTGCGAGTAGTCGCCGGCGAGGACGCGCAGTTTGGTGTCGGTGGCTTCCGGGCGACCCGAAACGGCCGAGGAGGTGGCAACAGTGAGGCCCTTGAAGTTGCTCACATTGCTACCGAAGCCCATGCCAGGGTTTCGCTCACGGCCATCCGCGAAGGTCTCGGTCGCGAGCTGGAAGCCGAAGCCCCCATCGATCGCCAGGCCGGTCGGCAGGAACGCGCCGCCCATGATCGACCCCACGGCCGCCACGACGTCGTCGGTGGGCGATGCGGAGGCGGTGGAGCGGTTCGTGGTCTGGTTCAGGTAGGTCGTCACCGACGCGGCCCGGGTGCCGTCGATCGGGTTGATGCCGTGGATGCCGATCAGGTCGACCGCACGAGCCATCGATTCGCCGAGCGCGTCGACCAGGTCGTCCACGATCATGAGGCGGTGGTCCTCGTCCGCCCACTTGACCTCGTCGGTCATGCGGATGGTGGTCTGGAACTTGATCGGAGACGCCACGACCGAGGACCAGGCGGCCTCATCGGACGACTTCGCAGCACCTTCGGCCACGATCTGCGCCCGCGGCTTGCGGGACATCCGCACGGCGTTGACGTTGCCGTACAGAGCCGGGCGCTCTGGAGAGAGGGATGCGAGGACCGAGGCGTTCTGTACACGGTCAGTGATTCGCCCGAGAGACTGGGTGGGGATCGTGAAGTCCCCGGAGGTGAGAGTTGCCACGGTGGGCTCCTTTGCTACAGATGACCGGTAAGGAAGTCGGCGAACTGCCGACGCTCGTCCTCGCCGGTTGGCGGGTTGGTCTGGCTTCCGCGCGGCGCGCGGTTGCCGTTCTTCAAGAGGTCCAAGTCGCGTTCAGTGAGGCGCTTGGCTTGCGCTCTGAGCCCCTCCTCGTCCGAAGCGGTCAGGAACAGGTCGGCGTCGGCGGCATCAATGCGATATTCGGAGGCGATCCGGGAGCGCGTCGCAGCCACCTCGGCGTCCGCGACCTGCCTCTCCAGGGTTGCGATGCGCTCGGCGGCCTTCTCGGCCTCCGACTTCTGCGCATCCTCGATCTCCGCGAGTCGCTTGGCGGCGTCAGCGTTCGCCTTCGCCTCCGTGCGATATCGCGCCGCCTCCTTGCGGAGCTTGTCTACATAGTCGGCATCGAAGGTCTTTGCCTGGTCCTGCTCACCCACCTGGGGCGCTCCACTGGGGGCTTCGTTGGCTTCATTGGACATGGGGTGCCTCCTGGGCAAGGAACTCGCCACCGGGGCGAGTGGCCCCGCAATCACGGGGTGGTCGATAGGTGGCGCTCAGCGCCAAGCGGGGGCAGCGGAGCACCCGCAGTTGTCGTGGCTCGAGAAGTCGATTTCGCGGGCATGGACAGTGCCGGTGATGCGCTTCGCGCAGTAGTCGCACGCGGATCCGTCACCAACCCGCTGCCAACCACGGGCGCCGGGGTCTGCGACAGCCGACTCTGCGATGGTCAGGCGGACGTGATCTGCGATCCGCCGCTGAACGCCGCCCAGCACCAGACTACGCAGCGAAGCGTCGGTCGTGGCTGTGACCAGAGCCCACGCGACCAGCGCGCGTGCTCCCCGGTCAGACGACTCAACGGGTGTCGCGGAGAATCGACCGCGAACCTCGGTCTGCTCGCGCAGGTCGTCGTACCAGTCAGCGGCCATCGCGGCGCCAGCCTCGCCGTAGTGGGCGACGATGGCTGGCAAGAGGTCGTTCAGGGCTGCGCGGGCGTCCACGCCCTCAGCGACCAGTTGCCACAGTGCCGCGAGGTCGCGTTCAGCGAGGCGGACGAGGCCGGCCGTCTCACGCCGCAGGGTCGGAGTTGCCACCGGCAGCATCTCTCAGTGCCTGCAGCACGCCACGACCCTGCGCTCGGCGCTTCTCGGCCAGCGCGCGGGTGATCTGGTCGGGCGACAGTCCGGCGACCTCCAGCCCAACCTCGGTCTCAGCCAACCAGGGGAACTGCGAGAGCACCTTCACGCCCGCGTCAGCCGCTGCAGCCCGCGAGAGGTGCATCGGATTGCGCCACCTCGCACGAACGTCCAGGTCGTCGGGCACATCGCCACGGTTGAGCATCGTCAGCGCGCGGGTCACGGCCGATTCCACGTCAGGCGACCAGTCGTCCGTCGTGCGCTCAGCCTCGGCGATCAGGTCGTCCTTGGCGACCGCCAGCGCCTCCGCGCTCGTCGGGTTCGCGTCGCCGATCAGCCCGAGCTCGCCGATGCTGATCGAGGTCTCCCCGGCGAACAGTTGCGCCAACATCCGAAGGTGCGCGTTCTGCGGCTCCGGCGACTGGCCGGGGAACTGCTTCACATCGGCGCGTGGATGCTGTGCCTCCTCGTCGTCCCCGATGGCCCACACCGCATCCCATGCCGCTTCCCACGTCGACTTTGGTGAGCCGTCAGCGTTCTGGAAGGCCGACTCAGCCGCACCGAGGAGGACGTAGCGGGGCAGACTGTAGGACTCACCATTCACGTCGGCGCGGATCATCGACGCGAGAGCCTGGGTGTGCAATGACATCACCGTGCGGGTGATGCGCGAAGATCCGAAAGGACGACCAAGGCGGGGACGGTAGCGCATCGGGTCTACGGCCACGCCATAGATGTGCGGCCGCCGCTCCACTCTCCATCGACCCGCGGTCTTGGTCATGGTGATATTCAGATTCGGCAGGCGCATCGTCATCTCCGTCGGCTCGCCCGAGGCTGGATCCTCAGAGATCGACAGGAATGATCGAATCGAACGGGCAGCCTCGTCCCACATCGCCGTGGCCGCAGTTGCGTCGTAACCCAACATCAGCACCTCGGGCTCGCCAGCCTCCGTGTCGCCCTGGGTCGTCACCAGCCACGACACGGCGTGGATGAGCGACGAGACGCCCGCCTGAGACAGTTCCTGCGTCAGACGATTGTCACGCGACACGTCCGACAGGCCGAAGTCGTTCAGGTCGTAGTTGGGGCAGTAGAACCCATCCACGTTGCAGCGGCGATTCAACTTGTCCACCGCGAGCGCCGACCAGCCGAGGACAAACCGGCGGCGGCGCACCACGTCCGGCACCACGCGGGACATGAGCGGCCGCTCGGAGTTCTTCATGTCGTAGAACGCGGCGCGCAGGTTGTTGCGAGGCCGCTTGGTCCGCCATTGGGTCACGAGCTCGTCGAGCGCGTTCTGCTCCTGATGGGTCAGGTCATAGACGGTGATGCGCTCGGTCACCCGGTCACCACCCTTCGTCCACCACCGCGACGGGTGGGCTTCTTCAATGACTTGATGTTCTGCGCGCCCCATAAGGCGTAGGTAGCCGATTGGATCGGCGTAATGTCGGCGGCGTTGGACGCTCTGGACCACACCCACATACCCGTGTCGCCCAGTCGGCGCTTGCCGGCCTGCATGGCCGCGGTCGTCATCTGCGGCTGGTCCGTGTGGTGAAGGGTCTGTGTGACGATTCCGTTCAACACCTGCGCGCACCCGCCGCCCAGGTCGCGGACCTTCAGCGGCGTGATCGTGACGCTGGTGCCCCGGATGCGGCGGCGCTCATCGAGCAGCGACGCTAGTGGGCCACCCACGTCTCCCACGACGCCGGAGATGGTTGGATTCACTGCAAGCAGCGCCTCGAGGTACGGGCCAAGCCAGTCCGTGCCTCGCTTGTGCTCATCGAGCTCGATGTGCCAGTCCTCGTCAGCGCGCTGGCCAGCCAGCGACACGGCAGCAGACACAAGGTCAGGACCGACCTCGACGCCAAGGCACAGGCGAGACGTTGGGATCGACGACGCATCCCCAGCCGAGGCCCACGAATCGCGGGGCAGGGTGGTCTTGGACAGCAGCAGGTCCCACACGCCGAACGCCTCACGGCGGTACGAGTCGTCATCGGGCAGGTTCTCGCGAAGCCGCCACACCGACTCCCACGGCGTCATGTCAGGCACGGACGGGTTCGCTTTCAGCACCTGCTTCGGGTCGTCCAGGTCGCCGTCAGGGTCCGCCGAGAACTCGACGTACACCTGGTCTTTCGTCTCGCCGGCCAACGCCTTCGTCCGCTTGTAGGTGAACGCCTCACCTGGATCGGACGGCCGCGGCGGGGTGCCCATGAAGAACAGCAGCGCGCCGGCAGGAAACCGCGACTGGTTCGACGCGGCCACCATGTCCTCCAGCGCCTTGTCCGTGAGGATCTGCGCCTCGTCGAACACGATGATGTCGACCTCGTCGAAGCCTCGACCAAACCCCTGCTCGCGAGCGCCGAACAGGATGCGCGAGCCGTTGCGGAACTCGATCGCCTGCTCGCCGTTCGCCGACCTCACCGACAACACGTGGGCAGCGACCTTCGACCGCCTGGCGAACCCCTGCAGCTTGCGGAACGTCTCCGTCGCCGTGCGGGTCCGGTGTGCTGTCCACAAGACCGTCAGCCCCGGATGCAGGATGCACAGCGCGAACACGATCGCGCGCACCAGGAACGTCTTGACGACCTGCCGCGGGATCGACCACACCACGCCGCCCACCGAGGCCGCGTACTTGCCATCCTTGCGCTTACCGAGCGCGAGGATGGCAAGTAC